TATAACTTTATGCAGTACCTCAAAAAGCATGGGCTTTGGGAAGTGTACTGCGAGAAATGGAAGGTGGTGTAAACGGAATTTGGCATTAGCGCGGACGGTGTTCGCACTTCTATCTTTGACGCAAATTCAGATGAAGAGTATTTCTGCCCGTGTTGCAAGCAAAAGCTGATCCCGAAGCGTGGGAAGATCCTCATTTGGCACTTCGCCCATAAGTCACTTGAAAACTGCGTTGACTATTATGACAACAAGGGTGAGTGGCACAGGCGTATGCAAGACATTTTCCCAGAGAATAATCGAGAAGTGTTTAACAATGAATACGGGAGGCACTTCTTTGATGTTCTTGCAGACAACGGGACGATAATTGAATTTCAGCATTCACCAATAGGGCTTGAAGATTTTGCATTTAGAACAGATGCATACACGGAGTATGCGCTTGTGCATAGCGCTCCAAGGCCGATATGGATATTTGATTATGTGGGGAGGAACTTCTTTGTCGAATCTCGTGGAAAGTTTAGCCCAAGGAACAGAAAACTAAAGTGGTATAGGCCATCACAAATCTTTGGCGAATACAGATCAAAAACGGCGAAATACGAACTGTGGTTCAGAGTAAACCCGCTAAAGTATAAGCCAGAATTTAGCATTGTGAATGGCGTAATTCGCGGTGCAACGTATGGCGCTGTCACTTCCGGCGTTGGCTATCTAAAAGTAAAAGGCATTTACGGAGACAATCTTAGCCTTGTATATGGAGATGCTTACACTGAAAGTGAATTTATTAGTTATCTCAAATCATTTCAATAGGAGGAAATCAATGACTGATTTCAACAAAAAATGCCCCTTCTGCGGCGGCGAAGCGTGGGTTGACTTCAACCCGGAAAAATCTCTCGCGTGGGTAGAGTGCAAAACTTGCCACGCGAAATCCCCGTATGCGCGCGTGAGCGACATCCCTTCTTTCAAGACCATTGGTGAAGCGGATGCGTTCGTTATCGGCGCTTGGGAACGGAGGTCTGATGATGAGTAACTGGGACGATTTTCAGAGAGAAGACCGCGAGGAATCCGCGAAGGTAACAGGCCGTCTGCGGTGCGTCATTGTCGAGGCAGAGGAAACCACATCCAAGACATCCGGCCTCCCCATGATCGTTGTGTCCGTCCGTCCTTCCGGCACGACCTTCAAGGTAAAGACCTATCTGGTCAAGAACGACCACTTCAACCGCAACGCCACGGCGTTCTTCGATGCGTTCCCGGAGATTACCTTCGGTGACTTCAACTTCCTGTCGTGGATCGGCGCGGAGGGAGCTGCGTTCTTCGACCTCGATGACAGAGGTTATATGAAGGTGAAGTATTTCATCGATGCCGTCAAGGCTTCCGACCTTCCCGCCTTTGAGGGTGAGAAGCCGGAGCGTCAGTCCATCACCACGCTGGATGACGGCGAGGACGATGGGGATCTTCCGTTCTAATGGTCAAGCACTGGACTGATAAAGAGCTTGCAGACGAACTTAAGAAGCTGACCATCATTTGCGACACACGCGAACAGGATCGCCATGTGTCGGAGTGGTTCAACAAGAACAAAGTCCCTTGCATCACTCGCAAGATTGATACTGGGGACTATTCCGCGCAGCTTGGCGATATGTCGATGGAGCGGGAGATCGTGGTGGAGAGGAAGCGCAATCTGGATGAGATTTGCGGGAACTTCACCGTAGAAAGAGAACGCTTTGAGAGGGAGTTCATGAGGGCGAAAGCCTACGGGACAAAGGTGGTTCTCATCGTGGAGAATGCCACCTGGACGGACATCTTTCTTGGCAACTACCGCTCCAAGACCTCGCCCAAGTCTCTCCTCGGTTCGCTTCTGTCGTGGATGGTGCGCTTCAATATCACGGTGACCTTCTGCAAGCCAGAGGAAACAGCGCGGATCATCTACGGAATCTTCTACTATGCGGCAAAGGAGATGTTGTTGTACGGAACTTAAGGAAGTCCACATCACGAATATCAAAGACAGCGGCTCTCGGCGGGAGTTTGAATCCGGCGCTGTGAGGGACTGCAACGACTCAAAGGGGCGCTGTGATTTGCTCCCGATGGATGTCGTGGCTGACCTTGTTCAGGCAGACGCAAAACTCAACGAAGACTACAACGGTATGGATGTCTTGACGGCGGTTCGACTCTTCTTGCAATCCCCTCACGATTCTTCCGATGAAGGATTCATCTTCTGGGCGCTTCACCACTTTGCCAAGCAGAACGGATGGGATATCTACACCATGCTTCTGGAAGTCTCAATCCACTTTGCTGACGGCTGTGCCAAGTATGGGGAGAGGAACTGGGAAAAGGGAATCCCCGCCCATTGCTACATCGACAGCGCCCTTCGGCACTACTTCAAGTGGTGCAGAGGTGATGAGGATGAGCCGCACAACAGGGCGTTCTGCTGGAATCTCCTGTGCCTCCTGTGGACACTGAGGCATCGCCCGGAGTGCAATGACTTGTGGGAGAAAGACAATGGGGATGGGCGATAAGAAGCCACCATTTGAACCGCAGTACAAGCCCATGCGGGATGATGTCATCGGCAAACTCTTCCACTCCACTCGCAGATGCCCCCACCCTGGTGTCATATCCAAGTACGGGGTGGGAGGCATCGCAAATGTGTCGGCATGGACTTGCAAAAAGTGTCGGCACAGAGTCGAGTACAAGTATCACGGAGGTGTAGGCTGTGGGTATGTGGGATGACTTCCGACCAGAGCGGAAAGCCTCATGGGAGGACATTGCAGAGAGCATCCACGCTTCCGTGACGATGGACGATGTTCTGACTCTGTATTCCCCATCCACTCCTCGCCGCCGTAACCGCTGCCCCTGTCCTCTGCATAATGGCAAGGACTTCAACTTTTCCTACACGCCGCACGGGTATAAGTGCTTTGTGTGTGGAGCGTCTGGAGATGTGATCGCTTTCGTTAAAGAAGTCTGTGAGCTTGCAACGAGAGCGGATGCCATGCGAAGGATAAACGCCGACTTTCACCTTAGTCTCCCCATCAATTGCACTTTAAGTGCAATTCAAAGTGCAAATTTGGCGCTTAAGAGGAAAGAAGCGGAAGAAAAGAGAGCAGCAGAAAAGGCGTGGGACGATGAGTACCACCGCCTATCGGACGAGTGGGTGAGGCTCGACACAATCAAGAGAACGGCAGACCCGTCAAGCGAGGAGTACGCCGATGCCGTGAAGAACATCGACTTTGTTAGCTTCCAGCTTGATATGCTGCTATGCGATAAGAGGTGAAACAGCAATTGGCAAATTAAGTTCCAACGATGTAAAGAAGAACCCGATTTTACAGCCGGATTCCAAGGGCAAGCCACCTCAGACGATTGAAGCGTTTCGGTGCGTCCTCATGGATGATGTCCGCTTCAACAACATCCGATACAACGAGCTGCGAGGGTGCGGTGAGATCCACGATGGAAAGCAAATCACGATCTGGTCAGACACGGATGACGCAGAAGCCATGTACTATCTGGAGTCAACCTATGGGATGTACTCAAAAGAGAAGTACCAAGCCGCTCTACGGCTCCTGTTCAAGTCCAGAGAGTACAACCCGGTCAAGGACATGGTGGAGAAGGTTGAGTGGGACGGCGAGAGGCGCTGCCATGACTTCCTCCACAAGTACGGGAAGTGCGACAACTCTCCCTATTCCCGTGAGGTATCCCGCTTAATCTTCGCCGGGGGAATCCATCGCCTATACCAGCCCGGATGCAAGTTCGATGAAGTGCCAATCTTCATGGGCGTTCAAGGGTGCGGAAAGTCAACCCTGTGTAGATGGCTTGCGATGGACGATGACTACCACGGTGAACTCAAGTTCATGGAAGGTCAACAGGCTATTGAGGATCTATCCGGCAAGTGGTTCATGGAAATCCCAGAGATGTCTGCCTTTACCAAAGCCAAAGACCAGGAGGCGGTAAAGGCATTCATCTCTCGGCAGCGCGACCAGTACCGAAAGCCCTACGACAGGAACACTACGGAGCTTCCACGGCGGTGCGTGTTTGTGGCGAACAGCAACGGTTACAACATCCTTGTTGACAAGTCAGGCAACCGCCGTTGGCATCCTATCGAGTTCAAGGGAGATGACAAGTGGGGCTTCCACCTCTACGACATCGAGGATGAAGTGAGGGCGTATATCGCACAGTGCTGGGCAGAGGCTCTGTACTTCAAGGATGATAAATACATGAAACCATTCGTCAACAGTTCGTTGAGCAAAGAGATTACAAAAGCGCAAGACGATGCGATGCAAGATGACTGGCGAGTCGGTGCTATCCAATCTTTCCTCGACCGTAAGAACCCCGGCGAGTTGACTTGCGTCCGTGAACTCTGCCATCGTGCGCTCTATCCAGACCAGCAGAAGGAACCGACCTTCTCAGAGTCGAAGGACATTGGCATGATTATGAACAAAGCCCCTGGGTGGGAGAGAGTCGGTGTGCGGAAAATCGGAACATACGGAAGTCAGAAGTGCTGGCGTAAAATCGAACAGCAAGAAGACAAACCTTTTTGGGAGGACTAATGAGCAACAAACTCTTAGCACTTAACATTACCTATGCCGTGGTGGACACAATCATTGCGGCACTCGCAATCTGCGGATTCATCTTCGGAGCGTGGCACTTCGGGAGATGGTGGATTATCCTGTTCACCATCATCCCGCTTGCCCTATTCAACAGCCACTCCGCGATTATTGACGCAGACATTGAGGCAGCGAAGAAGGGAGGTGAGGCTGATGCCGGAGGAAGCAATTCTTAAGCAGATTGAAGAGATGCAGAAGCCGCCCAAGCGTGGGCCTGGTAGACCGAAGGGGAGCAAGAACAAACCCGGAAGTAAGAAGCATGAGTTTCCGAACGAGTCCAGACAGCTTGTCGACCCCAAGACTGGCATTGTGGTCAGCAACAATGCCGCCCAGTCTCAGATTATTGCAAAGATGGGTGACGAGCGTGTGACCGCTTTTGTTCAGTACCACATGGACATGATGAAGATGCGGCAAGGCGTAGACAAGAAGAACGTGCCTGATCTCTACAATCGCTTCTTTAACTATCTCGCCTACTGTGCGGAGCATGGTGTCATTCCCAACAACATGAACGCTTACTTTGCCATCGGCATCACAAGGCAAGACATCACAGCGTGGTACGCCGGAAACAGATCGCCAGAACACAAACAGTTCGCTGATGACATCAAGCAATTCTTTGCGTCCATCCATGAGCAAGCTGGCGGTGAGAACATTGTGAACCCGATACTTAGTATTTACTGGTCGAAGGCACATGATAACCTCTCAGACCAGCCTAAGATTGAGGTGTCTATCGAAGATCCTCTCGGTCAAAGAGCGTCTTCGGAAGAGATCGCAGACCGCTACAAAGATATCTTACCGGAGGACACATGATGGAGAGAACGCCACTTAAAGCTATCCGCGCCAAGTGCCTTGAGTGTTGTTGTGAACAGCCTATGGAAGTCCGCCTCTGCCCTTGCACCGATTGCCCACTCTATCCCTATCGCATGGGGCATAATCCAAATCGCAAAGGCATCGGAGGAACCAAGCAGAGCGAACAGGAAACAGAAGAAATCTAACGCTGAGTTGCACATTATCAGCGGAGAACATCTTGCCCAACAACTTACATGGTGATTTTGCTCTGCTGATTTTGTGCGGCTGAATGAAAGAAAAGGAAGTGAGCGCATAAAGCACTTCGGAGATATTACGAAACTGAGCGGTCATGAGCTGCCAATTGTGGACTGCATCATAGGTGGTTCACCCTGCCAGGACTTGAGCGTTGCTGGCAAGAGGGCGGGACTCGCTGGCGAAAGAAGCGGCCTGTTCATGGAGCAGATGCGGATAGTAAAGGAGATGAGAGCGGAAGATGTGCAAAGAACTGGAAGGTCAGGTTTCATGGTTCGACCCCGATACCTCGTCTGGGAAAACGTCCCTGGAGCATTCTCAAGCGGAAAGCCCAAAGGTTCCGACTTCGCAGCGGTCATCGAAGAAATCATCAAAGTCGCAGAGCCAGATGCCAATGTGTGTGTGTGTGTACCAGACGGAGGATGGACAAAATCCGGGTGCTACTACTCTGCGGATGGTAAATGGTCAATTGCTTGGAGACTTCACGATGCCCAGTTTTGGGGAGTTCCCCAGAGAAGAAAACGCATCGCGCTTGTCGCAGATTTTGGAGGACTCAGCGCCCCAGAAATACTCTTTGAGCGCAAGGGCTTGCGCTGGAATATTGAACAGGGCATCGAAGCGAGGGAAAGCGCTGCCGCCAGAGCTGAAAGAAGCTTTAGAGAGACAGTGCATGAGTTCCCAAACGGCCTGTGATGGTGCTGACGAGTGCGACCCTCAAAATTAGGGGGGGTGCGAGGTGGACAGACTTGGCAAGAAAGCTGGAAAGGGTGCGCTGATACAATGGGAAAAGAGCGGGACTCTGGGCGTGAGCCAAGATCAGACATTATTTGTCTGGAGGGAAACGGCTATCGCCCCTCCCACAACGGGGACGGATGGCGTGAGGGGGGGCAATGTACACGCTGAATGAAACAGAAGTTCATGCTGTGTGCTATGCCGTTGGTGTTGACCTCTACAACCAAACAACCACGGGGGGGTGTCGAAAACCTTGAATAACAGGGCAACCGATGCCGACCACGTTCCGTGCGTCCTAATTAGGGGGTGCTGTGCAATCCATCAAAACGGAAACGGAGAAGTGCAGATGAGTGAGGTCGGCTATACAGTATCAACAAACAGCAACGCATCCGGCAGAAACACTCCCATCGTCCTCGTCTATGAATCCCACGGGCAGGATTGCCGCTACAAACCGCTCGGAGATGTCTGCTCCACAGTTTCGCAGAAGTACGGAACAGGGGGGGGCAATCAGCCGATAGTGTTGAGATATGAAGAAGCTATACAACAAAGCCAAGAACGACCTATGGGTTGAACAGAACGTGTGTATGTCTGTCATCGCACGATATGGAACAGGGGGGGCAACGTGCCGATCATTGTAGATGAGCTACCAGAACATAACAGGATGCCTGAGTCAGGGAGCGCACCCCGGCTCTTACAACGGGCAAGATGCGTACAACGATATGTTGGTGATTGATGGAGTTTTCAATTCAAAGAACGGACGAGTACAAGCTGTCGCAGAAAGCGTCAACTGTGAGCGCGAGAGACTACAAGAGCGCGACAGACCTTGTGATCAGAGAGAGAGAGAGAGAGAGAGTATGGCAGATAGTATCGTTCGCCGCCTAACTCCAAGAGAATGTGAGCGGCTGCAAGGGATGCCTGACGATTGGAGTCGGTATGGCATCAACGAGAAAGGCGAAGTGTATGAGCTGCCGGACTCGGCGCGTTATCGGCTCCAGGGCAATGGCATAGCCACGCCGTTCTGGAAGTATCTGCTGAAGCGCATCAGCGCACAGTATGAACGAGATCCCACGATGGGAAGCCTCTTTGATGGCCAGGCATCTTTTCCAATGCTGTGGGAAGGAATCAACGGCAGCGGCACTTGCCTGTGGTCAAGCGAGATAGACAAACACGCCGTTGCGGTGGCGAAGTATCATTTCCCAGCAGAAGAAGAATAGAGCAACAAAAAAGCCCCCAGAAGAGCGGTTACGCTCCTCTGAGGGCTAATTTGTTTTGTGATTCAATCTTCGTTCTCTTCGTTGTACATATCGATAAGCTGTCGCATTTGCGCGTTTCCAAGCGTGTTCCAAATGAATGTGTAGAACTTTTCCTTACGCTGATATTCTTCAATTACATCAGCGGCAACTGAGAAGATTCTTCCCGGCTTTTCATTGTCAGTTGCTACATATGCTCTGTACTTGTTTCTGAGTTCCTTTACCAGCTCGTTTACATTGACTGCGGCTTTATCCATTTGCATTCCTCCTTATGCGCTGATGATATTAACGTGTCTCGCAATCGCCTGTTCCATTTGCTCATCGCTCACGCCGATGTAGCGCCGGGTGACGGTGGGGCTGGAGTGTTGCAGAAGTCGCTGAACCAGAACGATGTCGTGACCGTTGTCGTTGTAGATGCTTGTGGCGTACCACTTGCGGAAGCTGTGTGTGCTGATGTTATCATAGCCAAGGTGATCGCACACCAGTTTGAGATGGTGCTGGACTTGCCTGACGCTGATGGGGAACAGAAG